AGAATTTCACGAAACTGAAACTGTGATAGTAGTAGCAGACAGTAAATTAGGTTGGGCAAAAGCATATAAAGAACTGATTGGATTACTTTTCATTGGACAGATTCCAAGATGGGATTTATCTAAAGTAAGAGAAGCTGGTGCTCCATTGAAAACTTTTGGTGGTCGTGCATCTGGGCCTGCACCATTAGAAAATCTATTTAATTTTACTGTAAATGTGATGAGAGGTTCAAAAGGTCGTAGACTTTCATCATTGGAATGTCACGATATTGTTTGTAAGATTGCAGAGGTAGTTGTAGTAGGGGGCGTAAGACGAAGTGCGCTCATAAGTCTTTCAAACCTCTCTGACGATAGAATGAGGCACGCCAAGTCTGGTTCATGGTGGGAACAGAATAGTCAACGAGCTCTTGCAAATAACTCTGCTTGTTATACAGAAAAACCAGATATGGGTATTTTCATGGATGAGTGGACTGCACTTTATAATTCAAAGTCTGGTGAAAGAGGAATCTTTAATCGTGCTTCTGCAAATAAGATGGCAGAAAAGAATGGTCGTAGAACTATTGAAGGGCATGAGTTTGGAACAAATCCTTGTTCAGAGATTATTCTAAGAGATAGAGAGTTCTGTAATCTTTCAGAAGTAGTTGTAAGACCTACAGATAGTAAAGAGTCTTTACTACACAAAGTAAGACTTGCAACTATACTTGGAACTTTTCAATCTACACTTACAAACTTTAAGTATGTATCAGCTGCATGGAAAAAGAACTGTTCAGAAGAAAGATTACTAGGTGTTTCACTTACTGGTATTATGGATAATCGTTTGACAAATGGTAAGGAAAGAAATCTAGACCATCTACTAGAGTCATTGAAAGCAGAAACAGTTGCAGTAAACAAAGAGTTTGCAGAGAAAATGGGTATACCTCAATCAGTTGCAATCACTTGTGTTAAACCATCTGGTACTGTATCACAATTAGTTGATGCAGCTTCTGGTATTCATGCAAGACATAATCCTTTTTATATTCGTACTGTTCGTGGAGATAAGAAAGACCCATTGACAAAGATGATGACAGACGTAGGATTTCCAGTCGAAGATGATGTTATGAATCCAGCAAATACTGCTGTGTTTTCTTTTCCTATGAAAGTTGGTTCAAGTGCAGTATTTAGAACAGACATGACTGCAATCGAACAGTTAGAGTTATGGTTGACATATCAGAAACATTGGTGTGAACATAAACCATCTGTAACTATTTCTGTAAAAGAAGAAGAATGGATGGAAGTTGGTGCATGGGTTTACAAACATTTTGATTTTATGTCTGGTGTATCATTCTTACCATTTAGTGAACATACATATCAACAAGCACCTTACCAAGATACTGACAAAGAGGGTTATGAGTTTCTATTAAAACAAATGCCTAAGAAAGTAGATTGGTCTAAACTTTCAGAATATGAAATGTCTGATATGACTGTTGGTTCACAAGAACTTGCCTGTGTTGCTGGAGCCTGTGAAATTCAATGAGTAGAGTAAAACTAATTTTCTGCGAATCTTGTGATGCAGAGTTTTCTATAAAACATGACTTGGACAATCGACTATATAATATAGTTCATTGTCCATTTTGTGGAGATAAACTCAACGAAGAAAATGAAGATGAATTAGAAGATTTTGAGGAAGACTATGACTAATTGTAAAAATTGTGGACATGGTTCTCATTGTGGAGCAATATTAAAAAAAGATTTACAAGGTGAAGGCGAAGCAATACAAGTTTGCACCAATTGTAGATGTGAAAGATGTCATAATGAAAACCCAATCAGCGAAAGCTAAAGGTAGACGATTCCAACAATGGGTTCGTGACCAACTAATAGAAAAGTTAAATGTACATCCAGAAGATGTAGAAAGTCGTTCTATGGGTGCTGGTGGTGAAGATTTGATTATGGCAAGAGCTGCAAGAGAAAAGTTTCCATATTCAATAGAGTGTAAAAACCAAGAAACATTAAATGTTTGGAAATCATATGAACAAGCAGAGTCAAACTCTGGAGATTATGAGCCTGTGGTTTTTATTAAACGAAATAATCAAAAACCCTTAGTGGTTGTTGATGCAGAATACTTTGTGAGGTTACATAATGAACAAGTGGATTGAACAATACAAACAGTATCATAAAGAACACAATGAATATGGTAATGGTGGTGGACTAAAGTTTTATCTACAACACATAGTAGACTTGGTAAAAGACACTAAATCAGAATCTTTACTAGACTATGGTTGTGGTAAAGCTGAGGGTTATTTAGATTATAAACACCACGAACATTGGGGTATAATGCCGTCTTTATACGACCCAGCAATTCCAGAGTATGAAGATTTTCCACAAGGAACATTTGATGGTGTAATGTCATTTGATGTATTAGAACATATACCAGAGGTGCAAATTCCAGAAACAATATATCAGATAACCAAAGTTGCAAAGAAGTTTGTTTTTCTTGGTATTGCAACAGACCCAGCAGAAGCCATATTACCAAATGGAGATAATGCACATTGTACATTGAAACCTATTGATTGGTGGATAGAGATGATAAAGAAACACTCTCACAAACAAGTATACACTCATGTTAAACTTCATGGTGGAATGGAAGACTATGCCATAATCAACGAATCACTTTACATGGACTTCTTTTTGGAAAATTTAGAGTTAAAAAAAGTGAATAAAATCAATGACTTATAAAAGGGGTTGACAAAGCCATTTTCTTTTGGTATATTATAAGTATAGTTAATCAAAGAGAAAGAGAAAAATTATGGGAAAAGTTAAGAATTTTGTGATAGAAGTCCAAGAAACAGTTTGGGATTTCTTTGACCAAGATGGTAATTTTGTTGCTGATAAAACAATTAAAAACAAAGATGATTTGTTAAGATTTGTTAAACATTGGTTTGGTTCAATGGGAGTTGATATCGCAAAACAAGAAATTTTTGAGATTGAAACTGCCGACCACTTTAGTCAATAGGAGAGAGTATGAAATATTCAAGTGTTACTTTGTATGAAGTATTTTTAGTAAATCATGGTTATGTGTGTGGTGCATACAAAACTTTGGAAGCTGCAATTAAGATGGCCAAGAAGACTGGTTTTCAATGTAGTATTTTTAAATCGACAGACCCATTTACACCAATCAAATGGGTAAGTCCAATCGGAGGCGTTAAATAATGTTGAAAAATTCAATAGAAGACAAAAAAGAATTTGTCACAGAAATATATATGAATGGGAATGATGCTCCTATAGTTGTAGTTTCCTCTACTAGAGAGATAGATTGTGTAGATGATGCAATGTATGAATTTGAAAAGTTAGATATAGATTCTTGCTGGATTTCTCGCATAGAAACAAGGTCTATACCACAGCACTATACTGCTGACGAACTAGCATAGAGGAGAAAATGAAAACTAAAATAATTGCAACTTCGGTTGCATTACTAATGAGTACAACTGCATTTGCAAAAGATTGTAAGTATGTACAAAAAATTATCATGGGTAACAACAATGCTATCCTTAGTGCAAAGACAGAATATGTCTGTAAAGAATCAAAACCAATTATTGTTCTTCCACCAAATACATATACAGAAGTAAAGAAAGTAAGGCCTCGTGTAGTGTCTTATCAAGATTATGTAAATGGTAATTTTTATAAAGATAATGAAAAAGGTCTTGACTTTTTAAAGAAATTGATATATAATAGTAATTAAATAATGGAGATATAAGTGTTTAAAATATTAATCGGTATTATATTGGGTGTAGTCTTAGTCACATACTATCCTCAAATCGCAACCACAACAAAAGATGTTTTTGTAGAAAGTGGTGCTCGTGACGAAATCGTAAAATCATTGAAAGAGGTAAAATAATGAAATACTACGGAGTAAGTGCAATTGCACTAATGGTTGGTTTAGGTGCTTGTGCAAAAAATCCAAATCCAACTGCTATACTTGATACACCAATGATTAAGTATAAATCAGAAAAGGTTGTAGCTGCAACTTCAAATATACCTAAATGGTATAAGAAACTACCAAAAAAGGATAATGCAATTTATTCTGTTGGTTCTTCATCTTCTCCAGACTTACAATTGTCTGTGGATATGGCAACACTAAATGCAAAGTATACACTTGCAGATAGAATTAATGGTAAACTTGATGGTATGATGAAAACCTTTATGACAAGGTTAGGAACAGATGAAGATGTATCTGCAACTACAATGTCTGAAGTTGAAAAGGTAGTCAAGAACGTAATCGCATCTGTTGATGTTGCTGGTTACAATCCTAAAGAGATTGAAGTATTTCCAAGTGGAACACAATTTCGTGCATTTGTATTACTTGAGTATTCTGATGCAGAGGCTAGAAAGATTATCATGAATCGTATGATGAAAGATAGGTTAGTTTATTCTAAGATTAAATCTACTAATGCATTTAAGGATTTGCAGAATGAAGTAAATAAATCTAAGAAAGAAGACGAAGCTTCTTCTCTAAGTAATATTGAAAAGGAAATCGGTAAGATTACTAAAGAAAATACAAAAGTAATCAAGAATCGTAAATCTAAAATTATAACAAGTGAGATGTTATAGTGAGGAAAGACAGACCAAAACAAGGTCTAACTGTAATGGTTCGTGGAGATGACTTAAATGGTGCAATGCGAGTTCTAAAGAAACGTATGCAAGAAGAAGGCATCTTCAACGAAATTCGTGAAAGAGTTGGACACAAGACTAGAGGTGAAAAGAAAAGACTTCAAAGAGCTGCTGGTCGTAAAAGATGGTTAAAGAAAATAGATAAACTTAGAGAGCAAGGGTTGTGGAATGATTAAGAAAAAACGTAAACCTATGACAGAGGAACAAAAGAAAGCTGCTTGTGAAAGACTTGCAAAGGCGAGAGCTGCAAGACCACCAGCAAAGAATAGTTCTATTCATCATAGTGTACTTGCAAAGCCAGATGAAGATATGTTATCTGTTAAGAATGTTCAGAGTTGGATTAAAAACCAAAAAGAACAACTTACAGAATATCGTGCATCACTTCGTAGGGATATTAAAGGTGCAGCTGCAAAGGTTTCTAACTGTGAGGGTTATATTCGTAATTTACAATACTATCTAAGACATGGTGATTACTGTGATGATAGGTATGGTGCATTTCAAGAAAAGAGGATTTCATGGCAGACGATAGTACCAAAGGGATAGTTGTTAAAGGGCCTTGGAAAAGAGTCAAAACTGTCAAGAAAAGTCAGACAGAAAAGATATCTAATGACATGGCCTTTGCAGAAGATGTTGCAGAAAGTGTTATGATTCCTTTGATACATGGACTTTCTGAAAATGGTGTGGATATTAAAAGTGATAAATTTGTTTCTGAAGTTGGTTTTATAAATGAAATTGTAAAAGCTATCATGTATAGAGGTATGAATTATCCACATCCAATGAATCAATTTATTGAAAAGAAGATGAGTAATGATTATTATTGATATGAATCAAATCTCATTAGCAAGTCTAATGATGGATTTGAATATGAGAAAAAGTAATGAAGTAGATGAGGGTATGGTAAGACATATGATACTTAACTCTATTCGTTTGTACAGACAACAATTTACTAAAGAGTATGGTGAAGTTATTCTTACTTATGACTCTAAACATTATTGGAGGCGAGAATACTTTCCTAACTATAAAGCTGGTCGTAAAAAGAGTAGAGAAAAAGATAATAAAGATTGGGATAAAATCTTTGGTGTCCTTAATAAAATCAAAGCAGAGTTCAAAGATAATCTACCTTACAAATACTTAGAAGTATATGGTGCAGAGGCTGATGATATTATTGCAACTCTATGTAAAAACTTTCAAGATGAAAAAATTATGATTGTGTCTGGAGATAAAGATTTTATTCAGTTACACAAATATCCTAATGTAAAACAGTATAGTCCTATACTCAAGAAACATATAAATGGACATAATCCAGATACCTATATAAAAGAACACATACTTAAAGGCGACACTAGTGATGGAGTACCTAATGTTCTATCACTAGATAATACTTTTGTAGATGGTATAAGACAAAGACCTTTAGGAAGAAAGAAGATTGAAACTTGGTTAGATATACATATAGATGATTTGCCTGAAGAAGTCAAAAGAAATTACCAAAGAAACGATAAACTTATCAACTTGGACAATGTTCCAGAGGAACTTGAAAAAGAAATAATGGTTGATTTTTGTGAAGCGCCTTGTGGTGATAGAAGTAAATTACTAAATTATTTTATACAATCAAGATTGAAAAATCTTACTAGCGAAATTGGAGAATTTTAAATGCAAGAAACATATTACCCACTTTTTTCAGAAATATTGGACAAAGTACATAAAGCAAAAACTAAAGATAAAAAGGTTGAGATACTACAACAATATAAAACAGATGCACTAAAGATGTTCTTAAAAGCTGCATATGACCCAAATATACAATGGGTATTTCCAGCAGGAGATGTTCCTTACACGCCTAATGAGGCACCAGCTGGAACAGAACACACTTTACTGCTACAAGAATCAAAGAAACTTTGGAGATCTATTAAGGGTGCAGATAATGTAACTAAACAAGTTCAAAAAGAAAATATGTTCTTTCAGATAAAGGATAAAAAACTACATCAAATCTATAAAGGTTTATCTGCAAATGTTGTAAGAGAAGCATTTGGTTGGGATGAAAACTTTAAGGTTGAAGAATATCCAGCTCAAGAGGGTCTTGCAAACGGATAATGAGAGTCACTCCTATACAAAGAACTGTATTTTCACAAAGAAGGCAATCACAAACTTGGAAAGTAAGTGATTCGCCTGATTCGCAAGAAGACGAAAATCAACAAAAATTAGACCTCGAAAAACCTAATAGAAACAAAGACTTAAAAAGACACTTGACATTACCTCAATCTTCTGTTATATTTATTAAGTAAGATAAAGATTAACAGAGAGAAAGAAAATATTATGACAATGATTAAAAAGAAATTCACTAGTATTGATGATGGTATCAATAATATGTTAGATGCTGCTGCATATGACTACTCAAAAGGTGGTTACACTCATAGGACTTCTGATGAGTTTCGTGCAAGATTTATGATTAATGTTGGAAAGAAATATATCAAGATTGGTAGAGTTTCAGATCATACGCCTGGTAGAATGGGTTCTGTTTGGGGTTTTGTTGTGAATACTGATGATGATAAAAAGTTTAAAAGAGGTGATGTTCTAAAGGCTGCTGGTTATAATGCACCAGCGAGAAATGCACCAAGAGGTAATGTTTTAGAGGGTGGTTTCAATATTAATTGGACTGGCCCAGAATACTTATAGGAGATAGATTATGGAATATGTTATTTTTACACTCGGTTTTATGGTTGGTATTCTTTTCGTTCATTTAATTGATATGAAGACAATACTAAAAAGTTCTAATGAAAAAATGGAGAATTTAAAGTGAAAGCATTTTTAGGTTGTATTATGATTGTTGCTTGTGTAATGATTGTAGGATATATTGAAGACCCTTGCACCACAGAGGGATTGATGCAAGGTTGTATGGAATAATGAGTTTGATTCGCATGGCACTCCTCTCTCTCTCAAAAAAACTTGCCATGCGAATCACTTCCCTTGATTCGCAACGATTACAATATATAATGAAAAATGCGAATGGATAAGTCGTTGAAATCAAAGGGTTTTTTAAGGGGGGTTGACAGACCCCCCTTTTTCGTATATACTATTAGTATAAACAATAAAGAGAGAGAAATAATTATGGAGAAAATCGTGAAAACATTTGAGATGTATGATAATTCTGGAAAAGAAAATGCAATTAGGTTTGTATCTGCCCATAAAGGTGGTATTATGATGTATTCTAATCCAGGCGAGTTGGTTGCATGGGCTAAGACGCCAGAGATGATTGCTTATGCACTAAGAACAAAAGGTGCTGATGAGATAATCATGGGTAGTTCTTCAATGGACTTTGCTTCAGAGAATGGATTTAAGAATGATGAAGATGCCATGACACTTTGGTCAGAAGGTTATGATACATACCTTGACGAAATCAATGCAGTCGGTGTGAAACCAGAAAATATTAATTATGGGAGTGCTATATAATGGGTTATTTTTATCAAGATTGGAAAGAAAAGAAAATGTTTGTTGAGAATAGTGAAGGTCAATTCGTAATGAACTTTGGTGAGGCAGAAAAGTCAATGATTAAAAATCTTGAAACTGCCTTTGTTCAAATTACAGAGGGTGCATCTGATGAAAAGTATGCAGCTGCTAATTACATTAGTTACCTTGCAGATTGTTTGAAAAAAGGTAAAGTTGAAGTGAAGTGGAATATCAGTTAATGTATAATATGAAAATAAAAGGTGCAACTACTGTACTGAATAAAGAACGAATCTTTTTAGGATTGACAATGAAAGAGTTATTAATCTTCATTGAACGTAATCCATATGCTTTTCCTAATAAAACAATATTAGCATATAAAATATTTAAACAAGAGGCCGCATAATGGATAAGTTTGTTTTAGTATATGGTGGAACTAAAAAACAAAGAGAATTAGTTCACAATATTACTGATTGGTTTTGTGATAAGTTTTTTAGTAGATTCAAGTCTTACAATATTGAGTTTGACCTTTGTAAAATAGAGGGTAATGTTCAAGGTTGGGCTATGGAGATTGACAAAAATGCATCTCATATTGAAATTGATAAAAGATTAAAAGGAGATGACTTCATTACTTGTGTTCTACATGAGTTAGTTCATGTTAAACAGCAGTTCAAAAATGAACTAAAAGAAATGAAAGGTATTGAGAAAATGTGGAAAGGTGAAGTTCACATTTGTATTGACTATATGAACTTGCCTTGGGAAATCGAAGCTTATGCAATGCAAGAAACTTTATTAATAGAATATAAAAAAAGAGGTATATATGCTTAGTTTAAAAGAAATGATGATGCTTATGGGTATTGTAACTACAGACCCATCATTACCAATGGAGAAACCAAAACTAGTTGGTGTAAGTCCTATTCAAGCAACTTGTCTTGCAGAGAATGTTTATTTTGAAGCAAGGAATCAAGGAACTGCTGGTTGGAGTGCAGTTATCTCTGTGACTCTGAATAGAGTAAAAGATAAAAGATTTCCTAATACTGTATGTGAGGTTGTTAAACAAGGGCCTACAAGAGAGTCTTGGAAAAAGAATGGAACTTACTATCCTATCAGACATAGATGTCAATTTTCTTGGTATTGTGATGGTAAGAAAGATGTGATACATAAAAAAGATAAACGTATCTATAAAGAGATATATAATCTATCATATGTGTCAATGATTCCAGGCATTACTATATTGGACATTACAGATGGTGCAACACA